TGATGGTGGCGACGTTTATCTCGCTGGTCGCTGCCGGGTGGATTTTTACTGCGCTGATTTACCTCGTGGCGTCGGTGTTCTTCCGGCTGATACGTACGGCCTGCCGTCAGCGTTTTGAGGGGCGGGAACCATGTCAAAGCTGATGATTGTGCTGGTTGTGTTGTTATCACTGGCGGTGGCGGGGCTGTTTCTGGTGAAGCATGAAAATGCCAGCCTGCGCACCTCACTGGACAGGGCGAATAACGTCGCCAGTGGACAGCAGACGACCATCACCATGCTGAAAAATCAGCTTCATGTTGCCCTCACCAGGGCAGACAAAAACGAGCTGGCGCAGGTGGCACTGCGTCAGGAACTGGAGAACGCCGCCAAGCGTGAAGCACAGCGCGAGAAAACCATCACGAGGTTACTTAATGAAAACGAAGATTTTCGCCGCTGGTACGGCGCTGACCTGCCTGATGCTGTGCGCCGGTTGCACCAGCGCCCCGCCTGCACCGACGCCAGTGATTGTCCACAACGCCTGCCCGAAAGTGAGTCTTTGCCCGATGCCGGGCAGCGACCCGGAGACGAACGGTGATTTAAGTGCCGATATCCGGCAGCTTGAGAACGCGCTGGCACGCTGTGCCAGCCAGGTAAAAATGATTAAACACTGTCAGGACGAAAACGATGCTCAAACCCGACAGCCTGCGCAGGGCGCTGACTGATGCCGTCACGGTGCTGAAAACAAGCCCCGAGATGCTGCGGATATTCGTGGATAACGGGAGTATTGCCTCCACACTGGCGACGTCGCTGTCATTCGAAAAGCGTTACACGCTCAATGTCATTGTGACCGACTTTACCGGTGATTTTGACCTGCTCATTGTGCCGGTGCTGGCGTGGCTGCGGGAAAATCAGCCCGACATCATGACCACCGACGAAGGCCAGAAAAAGGGCTTCACGTTTTATGCGGACATCAACAATGACAGCAGCTTTGATATCAGTATCAGCCTGATGCTGACCGAGCGCACGCTGGTCAGTGAGGTTGACGGTGCACTGCATGTGAAGAATATCCCGGAACCTCCGCCGCCGGAGCCGGTCACCCGCCCGGTGGAGCTTTATATCAATGGCGAACTGGTGAGCAAGTGGGATGAATGAGTTTAAGCGTTTTGAAGACCGGCTGACCGGACTGATTGAGTCGCTGTCACCGTCAGGGCGTCGGCGGCTGAGTGCAGAGCTGGCGAAGCGTCTGCGGCAGAGTCAGCAGCGTCGGGTGATGGCACAGAAAGCCCCGGACGGCACACCCTACGCGCCACGCCAGCAGCAGAGCGCCAGAAAAAAGACCGGTCGTGTTAAGCGAAAAATGTTTGCGAAACTTATCACCAGTCGTTTTTTGCATATCCGCGCCAGCCCGGAACAGGCATCAATGGAATTTTACGGCGGGAAGTCGCCGAAAATCGCCAGTGTGCATCAGTTCGGTCTGTCGGAAGAAACCCGGAAAGACGGTAAGAAAATTGATTATCCGGCGCGTCCTCTGCTCGGCTTTACCGGTGAGGATGTGCAGATGATTGAAGAGATTATCCTGGCTCACCTTGAGCGTTAGTTTTATCCAGGCAGAGGCTGATGCGCAATTAAACATTGAGCGGCCATGCTGGTCGCTCAATGTTTAGAGGTTTATGAGTGATTTTTATTTGATGCTTTGTATTCTAAAACCTTCTTATTGGCGTAAAAGAATTTTGTATATGACAGGAATATAACCAGACCTGAAGTGAAATAGACGAGGGATAGTATTAATAATGCTTTTTTGTGACTGTTATTATCTTTAATCTCCTGGTTTAACCATTCGGAGTCCTCCTCGTTTAGCTGTAAGAGCTTATTGCAGGCGATCTCAGGAAGTGTGTCTTTTATAAATACGTTTTGCAGTCTCTTGCAATCGGCAAGGGTATAAGTTTTATTAAATTCAACTGCTTTATTTTTGAAGGATAAAAGAACTTTGTCACTATAAACATAGTACATCATGTTTTTATATGGTATGCCTATGGCATCCCTTACTATAACGGATTGTTCGTTGTGTATGTAACATGCGAGGAGAATGTAAAAAATACTGGCCAGAATTACAATTATTGTTTTAATTATGTGTGGTGGTTTTGTTATGTCACCCCAGATGCGAGTAAGGAAAAAATACGATGTTTTTAGTTTTCCATCAATCAGTCCCTGCTGTATCATTCTCACATTTTCAATGCCTGATACATTGATTCCGTTAATTATTTTAAATAGTTGAATGTCGCGCCACTCGCGGTCAAGTCTTTTTAATTTTTTGTCTGAATATCCAAAATTGAAATAATGTGCAATAAGCCTCATAAGGTTACTTTTACCAAAGCTAAAAAATGCTAATACTGCAAAGCTACAAAGGAAAAAAACGATTAGCCCCCACACATTAGTCACATTATAGCTGACCATTACGCTCTCCTTGAATGTTGTCTGGTAGTTCTACAAATGAATCCAGATAGCATAACTTTTATATATTGTGCAATCTCACATGCATGAACACTCTCGCAAATATTCAGGAACTCGCGCGCGCACTGCGCAACATGATTCGCACCGGCATTATCGTCGANNCCGCGTGCAGACCGGCGGCATGTGCACCGACTGGCTTCAGTGGCTGACCCATCGCGCAGGACGTTCGCGCACATGGTGGGCACCTTCCGTGGGGGAACAGGTGCTGATTCTGTCCGTGGGCGGTGAACTCGACACGGCATTCGTTCTGCCGGGGATTTATTCCGGCGATAACCCCGCGCCGTCTGCGTCGGCGGATGCCCTGCATATCCGTTTCCCTGACGGGGCGGTGATTGAGTATGAACCCGAAACCAGTGCACTTACGGTAAGCGGAATTAAAACGGCCAGCGTGACGGCTTCTGATTCTGTTACTGCCACGGTGCCGGTGGTCATGGTGAAAGCATCAACCCGCGTCACCCTGGACACACCGGAGGTGGTCTGCACCAACAGGCTGATTACCGGCACGCTGGAAGTGCAGAAGGGCGGGACGATGCGCGGCAACATTGAACACACCGGCGGTGAACTCTCATCAAACGGTAAGGTACTGCATACCCATAAACACCCCGGCGACAGCGGCGGCACAACCGGGGGACCTCTATGACTGCGCGTTATCTCGGAATGAATCGCAGTGATGGCCTGACTGTCACTGACCTTGAGCATATTAGCCAGAGTATCGGCGATATCCTGCGCACACCGGTCGGCTCGCGGGTGATGCGTCGTGATTACGGCTCGTTGCTGGCGTCAATGATTGACCAGCCGCAGACTCCGGCGCTTGAGTTGCAGATTAAGGTCGCCTGTTACATGGCGGTGCTGAAATGGGAACCCCGCGTCACCCTGTCATCCGTCACCACGGCGCGCAGCTTTGACGGTCGAATGACAGTTACGTTAACCGGCCAGCATAACGACACCGGCCAGCCACTTTCGTTAACCATCCCTGTGAGTTGAAACCATGCCGATTATCGACCTGAACCAGCTACCCGCACCGGATGTGGTCGAGGAGCTGGACTTTGAAACCATTCTCGCTGAACGCAAGGCGACACTGATTTCCCTTTACCCGGAAGACCAGCAGGAGGCGGTCGCCCGTACCCTGACACTGGAATCTGAGCCTCTCGTCAAACTGCTGGAGGAAAATGCTTATCGTGAGCTTATCTGGCGTCAGCGTGTGAATGAGGCTGCACGGGCGGTAATGCTGGCCTGTGCCGCCGGTAATGACCTTGATGTGATTGGTGCCAATTACAACACCACGCGCCTGACTATCACCCCGGCAGATGATTCGACTATCCCGCCGACACCGGCAGTGATGGAATCTGACACCGATTATCGTCTGCGTATTCAGCAGGCTTTTGAGGGCTTAAGCGTCGCCGGGTCAGTGGGAGCCTATCAGTATCATGGTCGCAGTGCTGACGGGCGTGTCGCGGATATTTCTGTCACCAGTCCGTCTCCTGCCTGTGTCACCATCTCTGTGCTGTCACGTGAAAATAACGGCGTCGCATCCGAAGACCTGCTGGCTGTGGTGCGTAACGCCCTTAATGGCGAGGACGTCAGGCCGGTGGCCGACCGCGTGACCGTGCAGTCTGCCGCCATCGTTGAATACCAGATAAACGCCACGCTTTACCTTTACCCTGGTCCCGAAAGCGAACCCATCCGCGCTGCCGCTGTGAAAAAGCTGGAAGCGTATATCACGGCACAGCACCGGCTGGGGCGCGACATCCGTCTGTCTGCCATTTATGCCGCTTTGCATGTGGAAGGTGTGCAGCGTGTCGAACTGGCTGCACCACTGGCCGACATCGTGCTCAACAGTACGCAGGCGTCTTTCTGTACCGAATACCGCGTCGTGACCGGAGGCTCGGATGAGTGATTCGCGACTGCTGCCGACCGGCTCATCACCGCTTGAGGTCGCCGCCGCAAAAGCCTGTGCGGAAATTGAAAAAACGCCGGTCAGTATTCGTGAGCTGTGGAACCCGGACACCTGTCCGGCAAATCTGCTGCCGTGGCTGGCGTGGGCGTTTTCGGTCGACAGGTGGGATGAAAAGTGGCCGGAAGCGACAAAACGCGCCGTTATCCGCGATGCCCATTTCATCCACTGTCATAAGGGCACTATAGGTGCAATCCGGCGTGTGGTGGAGCCGCTCGGCTATCTCATCAACGTGACGGAGTGGTGGGAAAACAGTGACCCGCCCGGCACCTTCCGGCTTGATATTGGTGTACTGGAAAGCGGTATCACAGAGGCAATGTATCAGGAAATTGAACGGCTGATTGCTGATGCCAAACCTGCAAGCCGCCACCTTATTGGCCTGAACATTACCCGGGACATTCCCGGATACCTGTTCGCCGGTGGTGTGGCTTACGACGGCGATGTAATTACGGTTTACCCCGGATAAGTGAGGAATAATGAGCACAAAATTCAGAACCGTTATCACCACTGCCGGTGCAGCAAAGCTGGCAGCGGCAACCGCACCGGGAGGGCGGAAGGTCAACATTACCACTATGGCCGTCGGGGATGGCGGTGGTAAATTGCCTGTCCCGGATGCCGGACAGACCGGGCTTATCCATGAAGTCTGGCGACATGCGCTGAACAAAATCAGCCAGGACAAACGAAACAGTAATTATATTATCGCAGAGCTGGTTATTCCGCCGGAGGTGGGCGGTTTCTGGATGCGTGAGCTTGGCCTGTACGATGATGCGGGAACGTTAATTGCCGTGGCGAACATGGCCGAAAGTTATAAGCCAGCTCTTGCCGAAGGCTCAGGGCGTTCGCAGACCTGCCGCATGGTCATCATCGTCAGCAGTGTGGCCTCAGTGGAGCTGACCATTGACACCACAACGGTGATGGCGACGCAGGATTACGTTGATGACAAAATTGCAGAGCATGAACAGTCACGACGTCACCCTGACGCCTCGCTGACCGCAAAAGGTTTTACTCAGTTAAGCAGTGCGACCAACAGCACGTCTGAAACACTGGCTGCAACGCCGAAAGCGGTAAAGACCGCCTATGACCTTGCTAACGGGAAATATACTGCACAGGACGCCACCACCGCGCGAAAAGGCCTTGTTCAGCTCAGTAGTGCGACTAACAGCACGTCTGAAACGCTCGCCGCAACGCCAAAAGCGGTAAAAGCAGCATATGACCTGGCTAACGGGAAATATACCGCACAGGACGCCACCACCGCGCGAAAAGGGCTTGTCCAGCTAAGTAGCGTCACCAACAGCGATTCTGAAACGCTTGCGGCAACGCCAAAGGCGGTTAAGACAGCGTATGACCTTGCTAACGGGAAATACACTGCACAGGATGCCACCACAGCGCGAAAAGGTCTTGTCCAGCTCAGTAGCGCCACCAACAGCGATTATGAAACGCTTGCGGCAACACCAAAAGCGGTGAAGTCTGCCTATGACAATGCTGAAAAACGTCTTCAGAAAGATCAGAACGGTGCGGATATTCCGGGAAAAGATACTTTCACGAAAAATATCGGTGCCTGTCGTGCTTATAGCGGCGCTTTGAGCACTGAAGCCGGAAACTGGACAACCGCACAATTGATTGAATGGCTAGAGTCTCAAGGGGCATTCAATCACCCATACTGGATGTGCAAATGTTCATGGTCATACGGCAATAATAAAATTATTACCGATACTGGCTGTGGAACTATTCATCTTGCAGGTTGCGTTATTGAGGTTATGGGTAATAAAGCAGCAATGACCATTCGTGTGACCACTCCGAGTACATCAAGCGGTGGTGGTACCACCAGTGCGCAATTCACGTATATCAATCACGGAGCTGATTATGCGCCGGGCTGGCGACGTGACTACAATACGAAAAATAAGCAACCGGCTTTTGCATTAGGGAAAACAGGAAATACGGTTGCAAATAATAAAGCGGTAGGATGGAACTGGGACAGTGGTGCTTATTGTGCACAGGATGGCGGAGCATCAAAAATGGTGCTGCATTTTTACACGGGTGAGGGAAGTTGTCCGGCAATGCAGTTTCTTGTGGATTATAAAAACAGGGGGATTTTTTACAGGTCGGCACGTGATGGGTATGGATTTGAGGCTGACTGGTCTGAGTTTTATACAACATCACGAAAGCCAACACCTGCGGATATTCTTGCTCTGGCATTATCAGGCGGAAGCATGTCAGGCAGCATAAAATTTATCAATGATGCCTTCCTGATTTGGGAAAGAAATACTGACTGGGCGAAGATTGGTTTTAAAAATGATGCCGACAGCGACACTGATTCATACATGTGGTTTGAAACAGGCGACAACGGCAATGAATATTTCAAATGGAGAAGCAAACAAAGCACCACAACAAAAGACCTGATGAATCTTAAGTCTGATGCACTACGGGTTACCGGGCAGGTGATACCATCAAATTTCAGCAATTTTGACTCCCGCTATGTCCGGGATATCCGGCTTGGTGGTGCCGCCACATACAAACCTGCGAACAATGGCATGACATGGACGCATCAGGCTCCGTCAGGTTGCGTATATACCGGCATTATTGTTCAGGATACCGGCTCAAACTCTGCCGATAACATTGGTGGCGTATATTACAGACCGGTGCAGAAATACATTAACGGGACATGGTATAACGTGGCGCAGGTATAATTTATGCAGCATTTAAAAAATNNCAATATCAATTGACAAAGAATTTTGATGTTGTCTGGTTTTTTTCAGAAGATGGTAAGAACTGGTACGAAGAACAAAAGTATTTTGCTGATGACACGATAAAAATAGCGTACGACAAAGATAATATCATCCGCTATGTGGAAAAGGATGTGACAGCTATCAGACCGGATGGATTAAGTGTTGTTGAAGTGGCGGATATTACTGCTAACCGACGGGCGGACATTTCAGGGAACTGGATGTTTAAGGATGGCACAGTGATCAAACGAATTTATACGGCAGAGGAATTGCAACAGCAGGCAGAAAACAGGAAAGCCAGACTTCTTGCAGATGCTGAATCAGTCATCCAGCCGCTGGAACGCGCTGTCAGGCTGAATATGGCAACAGACGAGGAACGCACACGACTGGAAGCATGGGAACGCTACAGTGTTCTGGTCAGCCGTGTGGATCCTGCAAATCCTGAATGGCCGGAAATGCCGCAATAACTTGTATGAGCTCTAGTGTGAGCTTACATATCTATGGCACAGAGTAAAGCCTAATCTGACAGTCCGCTCTGTGCCAGAAGCGGACATTGCGGCGTTACGGCACGTTAGGTCAGATATTTAAATGCACATGGTCCGCTTGTGGCGGAAGGATACTTACAAGAGTTGGTGAGAGATAGTAAAATCAATATGAAAATTAAAATTCGGCAATAATTCCTGATATAGTCATCTTAATGAACATAAAAACTATCACAATAGGATAGTTTTTATGTCATACTTGTTAGTTAATCACTTAAGGAATGAAGTGAGGCTCGTTGTGCAGAGGTTAAGCTAAGGAGGATTTTTTCTCGATACTCAGGTGCAAAGGAAAAGAAAACATCAGGAAAAATTCTTATGATAGTTGATATCATAGTCTTAACCACCTTATCAATCACCTTCGAAATATTATCTATTTTAACCAAGTCTATTTCGGGAAAAACATTTAAAGCTTTTATGTGAGCCATTTCTTTTACAGTAGCTGTATGTACGTGACTGCATAACGAAGAGTATTCAGCTTTTAAAGTTTCATGTAGTAGAGGATTTTTTTTGAAGACAGGATGTTCCCCAGTTTGTTCAATTACCTTAAACAATGATTTTTCTTCAAGTATTGAAGGATCTAGTAAGCAACCGATTGATTTTAAAGAATTTTCAATATAACTTCGCATCATTAGATTTGCTGGTTTGTATGCACCATTTATAACCATAAACATAGCTGTACCAAGGTCAGATGAAGCTTCTTGCAATCGCTCCAATGAGTTGGCGTCTATTTTCTCCTTGGAGAAATGATACAAACAGTAAACAAGGCACATAAAAGAATAATATCTCTTATGTATCATGCTTATTTTCCCTCTTGAGTTAATATTCTCGAAAACATTTTTTAATTTATATTCAGAGAAATAAGTAACTAACTCAGTGAAATCGCTGTTTACTTCTCTCGACATTGTTAGTCCTTATTGAATATATCTTTTATAACTTCATTCCAGTCATATATCTCATTTTGAGCGCTAGAAAGGTTCTTCCTCTCTTTTATTCTACTCAAAACTAGAGGGTTATTTGACATTGAATTGATAATATTATAAGCCTTACCTAAATCGGATGAGTTTTTCTCGTGAACGTCACACACGATTATGCCGATCATTTCCTCTCTAGATCTTTTTTCAGGCCTGCTGATTTCGATACCTAACATGCGTGCAAAATCATCTATATCTTTATTTTTTTGGAAGAGATCTTTGTCTAATAAAATCCTCGGAAGATACCCAACAAGGAAACCTTTAATATCATTTTTTTTAGACTTTGAATTTCTTTCGTTAACTTCTAAATTATCAGTATAACTATCTTGAAGTAATTCAATAAAGTTGATTCTTGATAATTTTTTTGAAATAAAGGAAAACTCCTCTAAAAAGTTTAACAGTTGCTTAATTTCTTTTGAGTTATTTTTTTTGTCAGTCATAAGTCACCTACTCTAGAGAGAAGTTCGTCAGTAATTTTAGACAGCGAAAACTTCATATCCTCATCAGTTAAATTGTTAATAAATAAGCCTCTTGTTTGATTTCTTGCCAACTCAGTACGTTTGCTCAAATATGATTTAAAGATCTTATTACGCCAACGTTTTTGATTATTGAAGTAACGAAGACTTTCCTCATATAAATTACTATTACCTTCAACCATATTAAAAACTATGCCCGCACATTCAATCTTAAGATCGAAATTTTCTCTCTTCTCATTTATAATGCTATCTAATAGATCGATACCAGTGATCGAAAGAGGATCGGGTTTGGCTGGAATGAGGTAATAATCAGATGCAATTAATGCGCTGGACATCCAAACTGATGGGGTTGGTGGGGTATCAATTATGACATAATCATAGTCATTTTCATGGATTTTAAGAAAGCGTCTAAGCTTGTTTTCTATCCCTTCTCCTGGTTTCATTTCAATTTTATATAGCCCAAGGCTTCCGGGAACAATGTGAAAATTATCATTTAATTGAATTGGTGTTATATCGGCTAATTCTTTAGGTGTGTTAACTAAAGGACCAGTCATTGTAGATAGTCGAATTTTTGAACTATAAAAAATATCACATATGCTATCGCCTCCGCTTTTCATATGTGCAACATATTTGCTTGTATCCATTACACATTGCGTTGCGTTAAATTGTGGGTCGATATCTATTAATAATATTTTTTGCCCAAGTTTATCTGAAAGATGATTAGCAATATTGGTAGCCAATGTTGACTTACCAACGCCACCTTTCATATTGATTAAGCTAATAACTTTCAATCTTCTTGCTCCTGTTTTGATTAACGCTAAGCTTTTTCATCAGCATTGAAATTTAACATGTGTTTTACAAACTTATGTCTTATCACTACCTTATCATTTTTTACATACACCATAAATATTTTTAACTAAAAATTTTTGGTTTTCAACCTGAAATCTTTATCTTTAAAAACAAAACATTACAATATTTTTAGTAAGATGCCTTACCTAATGTAATGTGAATGGCTCAATTTTGATTAACACTTAAGCTATGTTAATAATGGTTTTGTAAGTGTGATGAGGGTTCCATATGAAGAAGTGATTTCCCGAACAATACAACATGAATATCATCCTCGTAGTCGGTGTTTCTTCACATGAACTCTGTCGCAAATACGCTATATGAAACGTGGCAAGATGAATGTACCTGAGGTTATCAATCTTAAACCGCTTGAGAGTACGCCCTGATCCTGCCCGTTGATAAACTAACTGCATTGTTTGTAATGCTTCATCGGTGGTGAGAACAAGTTTCGTACTTCCGCTTCTCGCTCAAAGCAGACTGTCAGATTTGATAGCGTTTTGGCTATGTAAGTTGCCAGTTGGGAAATGAGTGAGTACAAATCAGGACAGGCGGGCGAATTGCCCGCCTTTTCTTTATCTGTTGTTTCATCCACTGACCAGCCAGGTCAAATAGCGTCTCATGCACTGCCCAACAGAAAATAGTTGCACCCATTAACCACGGAGTTAAACGGATGAGTGACTATCATCACGGCGTGCAGGTGCTGGAGATTAACGACGGCGCCCGCGTCATTTCCACTGTATCCACTGCCATTGTCGGCATGGTCTGCACGGCCAGCGATGCGGATGCGGAAACCTTCCCCCTCAATAAACCGGTGCTGATTACCAATGTGCAAAGCGCAATTGCAAAGGCCGGTAAAAAAGGCACGCTGGCGGCATCGTTGCAG